GTAAATCCAATGACAGAATCAACCGAAGCAGTTGTAGAAACTGCAGTTGAAAATGCACAGGTTGCTCCAGAGGCACAGGCAACAGAGGTAGTAGCAGAAGCAACAGAGATTGTTGCAGAAGCAGAAAAGATTGTTGCAGAAGCAACAGAAACCGCTGTAGTCGCTGAAGAAGTAGTAGCAGTTGAAGAACTTGCTATGGCTAAATCAGATGATGCTAGTGCAGATTCTTCTGTTGCAAAAGCAGCAGTTGAAGTAGAGAATGTGGTAGAAAAATCTATTGCAGACGTTAAAGAAGAAGTTGCCAAGGCAGTTTCAGAAATTAATACTTCTCTTACTAATGCCTTTGGCGATCTTGCTGCAACTATCAAATCTCTTAATGAGAAGGTAACAGCAGTAACAAAATCTCTTGACTCAGTAACATTAGATGTTAATGGTATCAAGAACAACTTTAACGAGTTTGGCAAGCGAGTAGATCTTGTAGAACAAGACACTGCTTTCCGCAAGTCTGGCGATCTAGGCGAGATCGTACAGGAATCACCACAAGTGGTTCAAAAATCCCTATGGGGCGGTCGTTTCCTCACAAATGCCGACCTATTTAACTAAGGTAAAAATCACTAGGAGGTGAAAAATAATGTCGGAACAAAATAAAGACCTAGAAAAAAACTACCCAGGATCAGGCGGAGCAGGCGCAGAGATTAACTCTCAAGGCTCATTCGTATCTGGTGGCGTAGGTAGTGCTACTGGTTTAGATTCTGCAGCAGCGTCTGTAGGATCACAACTTGGTAACACTGCAACTGCAGCATTCGGTTCAACAACTGGAGCAAATGCAGTAAGTCCAACAGGCGTTGCTGGTGGTATTCTAGCACCAGAGCAAGCCCGTCGTTTTATTGATTACGTATGGGATGCAACTGTTCTCGCTAAAGATGGCCGTAAGGTTACTATGAGAGCAAACACCATGGAAATTGAAAAGGTAAATGTTGGTGAGCGTGTAATTCGTGCTGCTGCTCAAGGAGCACCAGATTATACAAACATCGGTGCAACTTTTTCAAAAGTTGAATTAACAACCAAAAAGATTCGTCTTGATTGGGAAGTATCAACAGAAGCACTTGAAGACAATATTGAAGGTGGAGCACTTGAAGATCATCTAGTTCGCTTGATGACTAATGCTTTCGCAAACGATATTGAAGATCTTGCTATTAATGGTTTAGGATCAGGCTCAGATGCCTTCCTTTCAATCATGCCAGGATTCGTAAAGCAAACTCGTGGAACAGTAGGAAATGCTGCTCACGAATATGCTGCAACAGTTTCAGACAACAACTACACAACATCAGTAATGCAAGGCTTGCTATTAGCAATGCCTCGTAAGTATCGTGCACTTAAGAGCAATCTTAAGTTCTACGCAGGTACTGATGCTTTTGCTGGTATTGTTCGTAACAACGGTACATTAGCAGATGCTATTTCACAAGCGTTCTCAGATCGCACTGGTAGCACTCAAGCAAACCGTCAAGATTATCTTGATGGCGGAGCACAGACACTAGGTAACTCACGTACAACTCGTGTACTTGGTGTAGATGTTCTTGAGGTTCCTTACTATCCTGCAGGTTATGTTGATTTAACATTCCCTCAGAACCGTGTATGGGGCTTCCAGAGAGACATCACTGTAAACCGTGAATACAAGCCAAAGAAAGATACAATTGAATACACAGTATTCGTACGCTTTGGTATCCAATGGGAAGAACTAGATGCAGTCGCTTATGTTGACGCAGATAGTGCTGATTCCTAAGATCTAAAAGATCAAATATTAGGGAGGGTAGCGTAAAAACTACCCTCCTTATTCTTATTCTGGTATAATTACAAATGAGCACGGGAGAATTATGAATTTAACAATAGAAGAACTATCAACAAAAACAGTGATGGCATTAAAAGCATATGCAAAGAAAAATAACATTGAATTATTTGAGGCTAATACTAAACTTGAAATTTTAGAAATTTTGGCTAGTTGGATTCCACCAGAAAACAAAGAAGAGCGTGTAGAAGAAGCAGATAGCGTTGAAAATTTAATAGACAAGGTAGCACTATATTCAGATAAAAATCTTCACATGGATAATTTAGGTGCTTTAAAAGTGGGGTATAACATAGTCTCAAAGGAGGCATCGGAAAAGTGGCTTACACACAGACTGGTACGAATAGCACCACCTGAAGAGTTAGCATCTTACTACGGTAAAAAATAATGTCAATAGTACTTCGTTTACCACCATATCCACTATCTGTAACCTATAAGGTACCAGATGAAACTGCAGATTACATACTTGTTATTGAAGATGTTCCAGAACAGACAGAACTTGAAGTGCAAATTAGCGGAGAGTCTGGCTTAACATCTTCTGCAGAAGGAACAATTACATATGAATTAGATGGGGACTTTGTTAAATACGATAAGTCTTATGCTGTAACAGTTTATGAAGATATTGATGGAGAACGTGGAGATGTAGTAGTTGAAGATAATTTACAAATTGAGCGTCCATACGTAGATCCAACAGCATTAGCAATAGCAAACAATAAAACTTCAGCAACAGATATTGCAAAATACAAAGAGTATGAGTCTTTAGCAAGAGCAATTATTGATACAATGGTTGATGGTTTTTACTATAACCGTAAATATCTTGAAGTAGTCGGACAAGAAACAGACTATATTCCTCTTTGGGATAGAACACATAAAATATTAAAGGCATATGAAAACGCAGAATTAGTTTATGATATTGATGATGTTGATGGCCCAGCACTGGGAGATTTTAATTACGTAATAACTAAAGATAAAACAGCAATAACAAAAGATCCTGTTCAAGCAACAGATTCTTTAAATAGGTCAGAGCGTAGACCATCCAGAGTTCCACTTGCAGTATCAGACTCTTTCGCTATATTTGATACAGAAGATAGTGGAAATGTACAGTCTATTACCCCTGGAGTTGGTTTTGCAGAAGGAGCAGATTATATTTTTCTAGTTGAAACTGGATATAAAGTAGTTCCAATTGACATTCAGGATGCGACAAAGTTATTAATTAGTGATATTGAATGTGGAAGATTAGATTATTATAAAAGGTATGTAAAAAACTACAGCACTGATCAATTTAAAATTGAGTATGACAAGAGAATGATTGAGGGTACTGGAAATATTATTGTAGACAAGATTTTGTCTAAATATGTTAATAATATTGTTCGTCCTGGAGTTTTATAATGAATTCATGTGAAGTTACAGATTTTATGTATCCAATGAAGGCTGATATATATTTCCCTATTCTTACACAAGGAGAGTATGGGCAACCTAAAAAGGATTGGGTTTATGATAGAACTATAGTTTGTAATGCAACTCCAGTTGGTGGACTAGGAACAGAAGATATTAAACCAGAAACATTTTTACAATATGAAAATAAACTTATTTCAAGAACTCAAAATGACCCCAGACTTTCTTCAAATAATGTAAATAATGCAACTACAAACATACTCGTAACAAATATAAGAAGTGCAAATGATAGTTTGATTTATAAAGAGACAGCAGGTCCAAGATCTGGTAGAGGAACAATATATGAAATAGCAACGGTTGAACCTTTTACTGGACCATTTGGTTCTATAGAATACTACAAAATGTTGTGGCGTAGAACTGAAAATCAAACCGTAGGTGACTAATGATAGTAAATACAAATACACTTTCTTTTACTAAGCAAATGAACAATATTGTAGATTATTCTTTTGGATTTTTAGAAGGCGTGGATCGTGGTAAAAAAATATTTCTTGATAACTTAGGGTTAGGCGTTATTCAATCACTATCCCAATATATTGATGTACAAGCAAGGTCAAACCCAAAAGCATTGCACCATGTTTATGAATGGAATAAAACTGGTAGTCCAGGTGCAAGATTATTTGATTTACGATATACAGTTAGTAATCTTGGGTTGTCTATTAATTCTACATTTAGGCAGTCACGAAGTGTTTCAGAAAATATGACAACCCCATTTTATGATAAAGCAAGAATTATGGAAAATGGAATACCAGTTACAATATCACCAACTAAATCTAAGGTATTAAAATTTAATGGACCAAGTGGAGAGGTCTTTACAAGCAAGCCAATTAAAGTTCAAAATCCAGGAGGAGAAGAAGTATACAAAGGTTTTGAATCAACATTTGATGAATTTATAACAAGATATTTTAAACAATCTTTTTTAAGGGCATCTGGTCTTTATGATTATATTAAAAAGCCAACCTTGTACAAAAAGAACTTTAAGGCTGGATCAAAGAGGGGTAGAAGCAAGGGCATTGATACAGGGTTTAAGTGGATTACTAATGCAACAATTGGTGTAGAATAAGACTATGAGTATATTAACTGATACTGGCTTTCCACCTACATTTTTAAATAGATATATTTTATCTGAGTTAGCGTTTTATGGTCTTGTAGCAGAGTCAGACCTTTTAAATCCAACCCCTATGGTTCCAGCACAATTTCCAACAAATATTGAAGATTTATATAATGATAACATTCAAATAAGACAAACCGATAGTCCAGTTCTCATTGTTTATGATAGATTAATGAGATTTAGGCCTACCCCATTTTATGCTCATAAAAGAGAGCAACTTATATACTTTATATATTCTACAGATGTTGCTAAATTAATAGACTCAGTTCGTGTTATCTCAAATGCACTTG